CGTATCATTCTGAAATGAGTTACACTATTAACTTAACTGATGAACAGTTTGCTATCCTTCAGAATCTTGTGAATGAAGGAATGGAGACTATTCTTTCTCCCTACGATAACATCAACCTCAACGAAGATCAAGAAGAGCATATCTCTAAGATCTTAAGTGTTGTTGCCTTCTTCAATTCTCACAACATTCTTAACTGAAACTCATGAACCGTGTCGATTCTCAAGTACTTTTATTATTGAGAATCGCAGCCGCGAGTGGACGGTTGAGCAACCTACACACAAAATGGGTACGGGGTCCAAAATCGTGTATTGTAGAAGGGTCAAAGGAACACAAGCAATGGCAACTCCAATCTTCTCACTTTCCCCCGAAATGCAAGCAACTTGGGATGACATTATGGGTCAGATGATGGCATTCGTGAATGATACAAATGCCGACATCGATATGGCATATGATTGGGTATGTGAGATGCTGGAAATTGATTCCTTTGTTGATAACGAAGGTGCATGGAATTCTTTCTACTCTGTGTGGGAATCCTGCGACAATCGTAATGACCTCCGAAACATTTACATCGACTGATGTACACTGACCCTTGCACAATCGCACTTCAAACTGACAATTATCTGATGAGCAACGTTTACACTGATTACATCGAATCCAAAGGTTACACCGTGGCAGAGTGTTACCGACCTGCTAAAAAAGAGGTTCCCGTTAACATGCGTGATCGTTATTCTTCTTATGAAGAGTATCAGGCAGCACTCCACGATTTTCTCAACGGTAACTGATAACAATGCAAGAGATTAAGTTCATCATCTCCGGTCGTTTTGAACGTCCTAATGGTCACATTATGCGTGGTGAGTTAGGTTACATTGCTGCCACTAAAGAGGATGCAATTGCTAACTGCCAACGCAACAATCCCCACTTTCACATTCACACTGTGAGAGAGGACCATAGTGTGCCTGAGGTTGTGAAAATGCAACTCCTTCGTTAACACTAACCGTTCCGATTCTCAAGTACTTTTATTATTGAGAATCGCGGCCGCGGGTGGACAGTCGGTCAAAGTGTCCACTAAACCGGCACGGGACCCCGTTTCCGTGTATCTTAGAGAAGTGGAGGGGACAGCACCCTCCCAAGTCCTTTCTCTTCTCTCTCATGCGTAAGATCGAAACCCAGATGATTGCCGCAATCAAAGGTAACACTAACTGGTGCAAAGATAACACTTCCGTTATCACTGAAGATGGGGTTTCTAAGGTCTATTTGCACAGCAATCTGATTGCTGAGGTTGATGACGTATCCCTCAAACTTTATGATGGTGGTCGTCAATCAATGACCACAAAATCCCGTCTGAATGCACTTCTTTCTGAGTTTGGTTACACTTGCGGAACCAAGCAAGAGTACATTTTCCAGAAGCAATGTGAGTGGTTCATTCAAATGTTCGACCTGACTGAAAAGGCAATGCGTACTATTCCTTTCACTAACGGAATGCGTCTGGCATGATGACAACTTTGGGGGTTCAATCCCCCCTCAATTGTTTTCACTTTATCAACACAACATTATGAAAAACCTTCACATCGAACACCCCGAAGATACCATCCTCACAGGTGATCTTTCTGTCCTATATTCTTTCCTCTCTGAGGGTTATCTTTCCGTAAAGATTGATGGTGCCCCCGCTATAGTTTGGGGCACTAATCCTGCGACTGGAAATTTCTTCGTGGGCACCAAATCTGTCTTTAACAAAGTAAAGATTAAGATCAACGAATCGCATCAGGACATTGATGCTAACCACGTTGGCAACGTTGCTGATATTCTCCACAAATGCTTCGATTATCTACCACGTACCGAAGGCATTTTCCAAGGGGATTTTATCGGATTCGGTGGGTCTGATGAATACACTCCCAACACAATCACCTATAAATTCGATGATATCGTAACTGAAGAAATCATCGTTGCTCCACATACTTTCTACACTGCAGAGAGTGACTTAAGGGATGCAATCGCACACCCGATGAAGTTCACTATCACCGACACAGTTTACTGTAAGTTTGTGAAACCCCGTGCCCGTATCTTCTCTGGCAATTATATCACCTGTGCCGGGTCGTTTGATGACATCTCCGAACCCATTATGTTTGCTAAGGTAATCGCACAAAATGTTCACTTTGTGGATGATAAGCAAGCAAAGAAGATTAAGCAGCAACTGAATAAGTGCATCCGTGAAAATACACCGATTGATGATAATGCTTTCGATTGTGATTACACTCTGATCGCATTCTGGAAACTGGTGCAATCTATCAAGGATGATGCACTTTATCTCTGTCGTAATGATGGACCAGAAGCATACATCGGTCAGGATAGAATCGATTCTGAGGGTTATGTTTACTCCAATGAGTTCGGCACATATAAGTTGGTAAATCGTCGTCTCTTCAGTGCTGCTAACTTCAACAATAACCGATTCCAAACTAATATCCAAAACGGTATCGGTTGATACAGACCCGGCAGGGGTATCCGGGTATCTTAGAAGGGTCAAAGCAACGCACCTCATGCAGAACCCTCTCAACACCGTCATCATCTGGCAGCATGTCCCCAGCTCTGCCGTCTCTGAACTCCGTCTCCGTCCCCGTCGTCGCACCATCACGGTGGAGTGGCGGTCAGGTCACTACAGCACCCATGCCGTGCGTCGTCGTGACATGCTCCGTCTTCTAGACCCCCGTCAGTCGGTAGGGCAGTGGGTGAATCGATTTGCCCTCTCCTGACCTCCCCTGATTTCTCTTTACTTTCCCCATGAAACATCTCAAAGAACTCACAAAGTACATGAAATCTGAAGGATTTGAGTTACAACGACAGAAAAGACATTTGGTCTGGAGGCATCATACAGGAGTGAAGATTCATACGGCATCAACACCTTCCTGCCGTCATTCTTTAAATCAGACTAAACGTGATGTGCGACGAAAGTTTATAGAAGTGGGCATTCGTTCGTGAACAGCAGTTAGGGGGTATTATGCCCCCTTATGTGTTGCCCGCCGTGATGCCCCCCCGTATATAAAACCCCCTAACTTCCCCAAGCTATAAACGACCCAGATCGACCTTTAAATATCAGTCTCATAAAAAAATTTTTTCATATATAAAAAATGGCAACAGGGTTCAAAGATATGCAAAAAAATCCGCAGGAAAATTTTACGACTATAGAGATCGATCCAGTAACCGGTGAGTATTATGTCACAATACCTCAATGGATTTGTGATGAGAAGGGGTGGTATGAGGGAGTAGAATTAAACATCGAGGTTGAGAACGACTGCATTATTATTGGAGATATTGAGTGATTGACTTTGTATAGATAGAGTGTTATGATATTGATGTAGTTACTTACTATTATGGCTAAAGGATTTACTGTAAAAGCAAAAACACCCAAACCATCGGAGAGTCCGGAAGAATGGGACTATGATAAGGCAAGAGAAATGGTGAAAGGCAAGGCCATTGTGTTTTGCCTACCCGGTAGGGGAGTTTCTTATACATATCTCAAAAACTTTGTACAACTTTGTTTTGATTTGGTACAGGCAGGAGCAAGTATTCAAATTTCACAAGATTACAGTTCGATGGTAAACTTCGCACGTTGCAAGTGCCTTGGGGCAAATGTGCTGCGTGGACCCGATCAGATTCCCTGGGATGGTAAGTTAAAGTATGATTATCAGTTATGGATTGACAGTGACATTGTATTTAATACTGAGAAGTTTTATCAGTTAGTTCTGATGGATCAGGACATTGCAAGTGGTTGGTATATGACTGAGGATGGTCGTACCACAAGTGTTGCACACTGGATGGAAGAGGATGATTTCCGTAACAATGGTGGAGTGATGAATCATGAAACAGGTGAGAGTATCTCCAAGCGTCGCAAACCATTTACTGTTGATTATGCAGGGTTTGGATGGTTATTGATTAAGCACGGTGTCTTTGAGCACGAAGACATGAAGTATCCATGGTTTGCTCCAAAGATGCAAGTCTTTGAGTCTGGAGAGGTTCAGGATATGTGTGGAGAGGATGTAAGTTTCTGTCTGGATGCAAAGGAAGCAGGATTTGAGATTTGGTGTGATCCTCGCATCCGCGTTGGGCACGAAAAGACTCGGGTTATTTGATGCTAGAGACAAAGTATACAATTCTCCACAGAGGGGTAGTTCTGTATAAAGGATTGACCGAGGAAGAATACTTTGATATAATGGAGGACCTTTCGATAGAGTATTATCAGAAAGGTTCTCCAAGACCACAAGATTTAGAAACTAAGATTACTAAGATTTAAGGAGTTATTATGGCAGTACGTGCAAAGGTTGGTTTAATCAAAGACGGGTTTATGCCTGGGAAGCCCAAGAAAACTCGTCAAGGAAGTGGTAAGAACACGAAGTATGCTGCTACGTCTCGTAATGGGAAGCGTAAAATGTATCGTGGTCAAGGACGATAATGGGACGTTGGATACATAAAGGAGATAAATCTAAACCAGATAAACGTTGCAAAAACGTTTTGTCTCCTAAAAAGTATGCTAAACGCAAAAAGAAAAAATAATGTATCTAGAAGGGAATCAGGAATGGGATCAAATTCATACTGATGACCTTTGGGTTTACAATAAATTAATTTTAAGTCGGAAGTTAGGTTATACATGTGGTCCTGTCGGGACTGATGTTCCTAAGTCCGACTTTTATATTATACGTCCTTGTATGAATTTACTCGGTATGGGACGTTTTTCTCGTATAGAATATGTCTATAAGAGTACTGACTCATATCATCCTGCCGAATTTTGGTGTGAAGTTTTTGAAGGGGACCATATTAGTGTAGATTTTCACAATAAAACTCCAGAATTGACCGTATTAGGCACTCGTGATTCATACGAACCACTATATAAATGGAAAAAATGGGAAAAAATTGATCATGAACATCATTTTCCTACAATTTTAAATGATTTAGTAGGCAATTATGAGTGGATAAACTGTGAATTTATAGGAAACAACTTAATTGAAGTACATTTCAGACAAAATCCCGACTTTAAGTATAATAATACAGAGGCAATTCCAGTTTGGGAAAATGAAAAACCAGAAAATTTAGATTATTATCATTTTATTGTTGATGATGATTATCTACGTAAAGGATTTTGGGTAAAATAAATACAAAAAGGGATAGAAACCCCTCAAAAAGTTCTGATTGTACTAATCAGGAGTCAAAATGGGCAACTCACCTGTCGATAGAAACACAAATATTATGAGAGAAGTATGGGGAACAACAAGTTTAACATCGGATTATTGGTCATTGCCACATAAGACGAATGATAATCCCGAAGAAAGAGTAATTCAAGAAATTATGCACGATGATTTGAAAAAAGATCAAAAAAATCTTCAGGAATAGGGTATAAATAAAATTAAGAAAACTCTTTTCCAATGGCAGTTCAAAGGATATCAAGAGCATTTAAGGACATTAGTTTGTCCTTTGATCCTCATCCTATAACAAAAGACCTACCGATATTAAAAAATGAGAATGCAATTCGTCGTGCGGTGCGAAATATTGTAGAAACTATCCCGACAGAGAGATTTTTTAATTCTTTGTTGGGATCTGATGTAAGAAGAAGTTTATTTGAATTTGTCGATTTTGGTACAGCATCTGTAATTCAAGATCAAATACAAATTGCAGTTGAAAACTTTGAAGAAAGAATTGAAAATCTGATAGTTCAGGTAGATCCAATACCAGATGAAAACACTTTTAATGTAACAGTTATATTTGATATAATCGGACAAGAGTTTCCAACACAAGAATATTCATTCCTCTTAGAGGCAACGAGATAAAATGCCTTTTACAAAATATACAAATTTAGATTTTGATCAGATAAAAACTTCTATCAAAGACTATCTCCGTGCAAACTCTACATTCACGGATTTTGACTTTGAGGGGTCAAATTTTTCTGTTTTAATTGATACTCTAGCATATAATACTTATATTACAGCATTTAACTCCAATATGATTGTGAATGAATCCTTTTTGGATTCCGCAACTCTGAGAGAAAATGTTGTTTCTCTTGCAGGAAATATTGGATATGTACCTCGTTCTAGAACCGCATCAGTTGCACAGATATCATTTAATGTATTAACTACAGTAAATACTCCTACACTCACTCTCAAGGCAGGTATAGTGTGCGTAGGAAATGCAAATGATACAACATATACATTTGCAATACCAGAAGATATTACGGCAAATGTTGTGAATGGAACAGCATCATTCAACAATATTGATGTTTATCAAGGAATATTTTTAACTAAAACTTTTTTATATGATGGATCTTTGGATCAAAGATTTGTTTTAAATAATTCTTTTATCGACACATCAACTCTCAGAGTTTATATTGGTACTGAAAGTACTAGAGGAATTGAATACTTTCTTTCCGAAAATATTTTTAATGTTGATAGCAATTCAAGAATATTTTTCATTAATGAAGTTCAAGATGAAAGATATGAATTGAGATTTGGTGACGGAATTATTGGTAAAAAATTGGGAGAAAATGGAGACGGAACATATATTACAGCAAACTATATTATTACTGACGGAAGAGATGGTAATGGGGCTTCTAATTTTTCATTCTCAGGTTCATTAGAATCTGCAAATGGGAAAGTCATTGATCCAGGAACAGTTACTATCACAACAAATCAATCATCAATTAATGGTGGAGATATTGAGCCCATAGATTCAATCAAATATTATGCTCCAAGATTGTACTCTTCTCAATATAGGGCAGTTACATCAAGAGATTATGAGGCAATTATAAAAAGAATATATCCAAATACAGAATCTGTATCTGTAGTTGGTGGGGAGCAAATGGATCCTCCACAATTTGGCACGGTACAAATCAGCATCAAACCAAAGAATGGACTTTTTGTTTCCGACTTCAATAAAACTCAGATTCTTTCTAAATTGAAGCAATACGCAGTTTCTGGTATAAATCAAAAAATAGTAGATCTCAAGATACTCTATGTTGAACTGGATAGTTCTGTTTATTATAACTATTCTCAAGTATCAAGTTCAGATTCTTTAAAGACATTAGTTATTGATTCTCTTCAGAAATATTCAGAATCATTGGATTTAAATAAATTTGGAGGAAGAGTTAGGTATAGTAAAATACAGCAAGTTATTGATAATACGGATACTGCAATTACATCAAATATCACGAAAGTTATTATTCGCAGAGATTTAAAGGTATTGTTGAATACTTTTACCCAGTATGAACTGTGTTTTGGAAATAGATTTCATGTGAATCCGCAAGGATCTAATATTAAATCTACAGGATTTAAAATTGCCGGTGAATCATCCACAGTTTATTTTACAGATACTTCTAATATTGTTTCTGATGGTTTGAGTATAACTAATGCATCTGATGCTGGAGGAGTTTTTCTTCGTAGACCAAATAATATTGGAGCAACAACAGGAAATCTTTCAATATTCAAGTTTAATGACAATGGAGATATGATTACTGTTGTTAAAAATGTTGGAACAGTTGATTATTTGAAGGGAGAGATTATTATCAATACACTAAACATTACAGAAACTTCATCTCCTAATAATATTATAGAGATTCAAGCATTCCCAGAATCTAATGATGTTGTTGGTCTTAGAGATTTGTACATTTCATTAAGTATTCCAAAAAGCACAATAAATATGGTAAGAGATGTAGTTGCTTCTGGTGATGAAATATCAGGAACCAGATTTGTTAATGATTTCTACACATCAAGTTATTCAAACGGAAATTCAATAAGAAAGTAATATGATACAGACTGGAATTGAATCTAGAGTAAAGATTCAGGATATAGTTTCCAATCAGTTGCCAGAATTTGTCTTGGACGAAAGTCCAAAGGCATTAGAATTTTTAAAGCAATATTATATCTCTCAAGAATATCAAGGTGGTCCAATTGATATTAGTGATAATTTAGATCAATACTTAAAGTTAGATAATCTAAAACCTGAAGTTATTGTTGATAATACTACATTAAGTTCTTCGTTAAATTCCGAAGAAACGACTGTTAATGTTTCTAGCACTAAAGGATTTCCAAATCAGTATGGTCTTCTTAAAATAGATGATGAGATCATTACGTATACCGGAATTACAACAAATTCTTTTACAGGATGTATTCGTGGGTTTAGTGGTATTACAAATTACCATCAAAATTTAGATAATGAAGAGTTAGTATTTTCAACATCAACTGCAGCAGAACACGCATCAAGTTCTTCTGTTCAAAATTTAAGTTCTTTATTTTTAAAGGAATTTTATAAAAAATTAAAATCCACATTTACACCAGGATTTGAAAATATTTCATTGGTGGACGAAATTAATGCTGGAAACTTCATAAGAAGGGCAAAGGATTTTTATGCTTCAAAAGGAACAGATGAATCCATCAAAATTCTTTTTAAGGTTATTTTTGGGGAAACTCCTTCCGTTATAAATCTAGAAGATTATTTGATCAAACCTTCTTCTGCAAATTATGTTAAAAGAGAGATTGGAATTGTAGAAGTAATATCTGGAGAACCTACAAAAATAGTTGGACAGACTCTTACAAAAACTACAGATGAAGGTACTAATGCATCAATTTCTGCAATAGAACCTTTTACAAGGAAAGGTAAAACTTATTATAAAATTGAATTGTATGTTGGTAATGATGAAAATTCATCTTCAGTCGAAGGAAGTTTTGAAATTACCCCAAACACAAAATTAACTGAAAGTGTATCGGCAGGATCCTCTATTTTAACAGTAGATTCTACATTAAGTTTCCCAGAATCAGGAACTTTAATTTCCGAAAATAATACAATTTCATATACAAGTAAAACTGTTAATCAGTTTTTTGGATGTAGTGGCATTAATACCACAATTTTATCTACATCAAATGTTAGATCTAATGATACTTATTATTCATATGAAGATGGTGATACATCCAAAAAGGTAGAGTTAATACTCCTTGGAGTCATAAAGGATTTAGTAGAAGAAAGTGAAAACTTTAAGGTAGATGAGGGTGATATAGTTACGATCAAAAATCTTGGAGATAAGATTAAAAATACGAATGCAAATTGGAAAGAAATTTTTGCAAATTCTTTTATATACAATACGAGTACAAGACATCAAATTTTAAATAATGCCACTTATGAATTAGGATCTGCCATTGATAGGTCAAGTTTAAAAGTTGGGGATGAGATTGAAATACTAGAAAGAGATAGTGAAACTGTAGTCTCATCAAACATTTACATTACATCTATTGATGGGAATACACTTAATGGATTGGAAAATAAACCAACACTAGATTCTAATAAGTTATATGATGTAAGAAGAAAATTAAATAAAACAAATTCTTCAGGATCCGAATTTGCAAGTGGATCTTTGTTGTCTGATGTACTAAATCTTTATGTTGATAAAGATGAGTATGCTTATCTAGCATCAAATTCTTTACCATCAGAAGAAAAAAATAATATATCAAATTATCGTCATAATATTGACGAAACCATCAAATCATTTACAATTAATAATTCTCAAGATAATGAGAATCTTAAATTTGATGGTGGTGTTAGTTCAGATGGAATTTATAATACCATACAAGTAGATTCTAGTGTACCTTTCTTAACTGGAGATAGAATTTTTTATTCTCCAAAAACGGAATCATTGGTTGGATTGGAAACCGGATCATATTACGTTAAAGTTTTAAGTAATAAACAGTTTCAACTTTATAGTTCTCCATTTTTTATTGAATCTGGATCTAGTAAAACATTTTTAATCCCACAATCGGGTGTTGGGACTCACACATTTACTCTATATTCTCAAAAAGATTCTACTTTTGGAGTACAAAAGATTTTAAGAAAGTTTCCTTTAGAGAAAAATATTAAAGAAGAAACTAAAACAGAAACATCCCCAGGAAAAGTTGGGATGTTAATTAATGGTGTTGAAATTCATAATTATAAATCTAAAGATGTAGTTCATTATGGTCCAATAGAAAATGTTGATATTCTTTCTGGAGGTGAAAATTTTGACGTAATAAATCCACCTATCATTGAAGTTGCATCTGGACTTGGAAGTACGGCAAAAATTCAACCAGTTGTTAGTGGCAATTTTGAAAAAGTATATGTAGATTCTCAAGATTATAATATAGACAAAATCGTTTCAATTGATATTACTGGAGGAAATGGCACTGGAGCAGTAATTGACCCCGTATTAGTTAAAAGATCTAGAGAGGTTTTATTTAATGCGGACGAATTTTCCAGTGGTGGTGGAGTCAATCAAACTACCAATCAAATTGCATTTTTAACTGACCACAATTTTGTCAATGGTGAGAAAATTGTATATAATTCTTTGGGAAATAATCCTATAAAGATTGGAACAATATCTGATAACATTGATCTTCCAGATAATTCATCATATTTTGTTGGAGTTACTAATAATAAAACTATAAAATTATATTATTCTTTAAATGATCAAAGATCTGGAATAAACACCGTAGGAATTTACACAGGATCTTCAGGAACACATAAATTTTCTACAGCATCAGTAAAAAATCAAGTTTCATACATCAAAATTCTTAATGGTGGTGAGGGATATACAAACAGAAAACTCATTGTTAAACCTGCAGGAATATCAACGACTAATAATTCTATCAATTTTAAAAATCATGGATTTAATGATGGAGAAATTGTAGAATATAGTTATGAAAATGGTTCTATATCTGGAATTACAACTACGAATCAATATTATGTCCTAAAAGTTGATGATGACTCTTTTAGATTGTGCAATGCTGGAGTTGGAGGAACAATCATTTCAAATTATGAAAGAAAAAAATATGAAGCACTAAGTAGCACCGGAACTGGATACCAATATTTCAAATATCCAGACATTTCTGTATCTATCAAATATACTAGTGTTGGGTTTGGAACAATAACACAACAATATCAAGAGTTAATTACAACACCAGTCGTAAAGGGTAAAATTGTAGACGCATATGTTTATGAGACTGGAACTGGATATGGATCTACAATATTAAATTTTAAAAAAAATCCAAATATAACATTAAAAAATGGAAAATCTGCACAATTAACACCAGTTATTATTGATGGCAAAATTAATAACGTTATTTTGAGTTATGTTGGTTCTGAATATTACTCAGTTCCAGATTTAGTTGTTTCTGGAAGTGGTACAGGAGCAGAATTGAGAGCCATAGTCAATAATGGACAAATATCAGAAGTTAAAATCATTAATCCTGGCATTGGATATGATGAAAATAGTACAAAAATAACTATCACTTCCTCCGGAAAAAATCTATTCTTAGATCCTCAAATAAGAAAGTTACGTGTCAATGAGAATAGTAAAAGATTTGTATCTGGAGAAGTTTTATTGGAAGGTAAAGATAAACTTCAATATTCAGTATCGAAATATTTTGAAGACTTAAGAAATTCTTTCTTAGAAGAGAATGATAAATTATCTGGAATTATTGGGTGGGCTTATGATGGCAATCCAATATATGGACCATATGGATATTCTGATCCAGAAAATACATTGGGAATAGAAGAACTACAATCAGGATACGTTCTTAATGTATCAAATGTTGTAGATAGACCTTCTGGATTTGATAATGGATTTTTTGTGGAAGATTATCAATTTAATAGAAGTGGAGATTTGGATGAGCATAATGGAAGATATGAAAAAAATGAACAATTCCCAAATGGAGTTTATGCATACCATGCAACAATAAATCAATTTCCATATTTTATAGGAAATAAGTACAAATCAAAATTAATTTCAGATTCTGATTTAAATCAGTCATTTGATTTTAACAGTTCAAATTTACTGAGAAATACTTTACCATATAAAGTATCTGAAAATAATGCTGATTATGATTTTGTAAATGAGACTAGTGATGTTTTAGAGCAAGAAATAGAAATAACATCTGTAACATCAGGATCAATAGAATCAATAGAAATTCAGAATTCAGGATCCAACTATAAGGTTGGAGATCAACTTGTTTTTGATAATACAAACACTTCAGGAAGTGGATTGGATGTTAGTGTTGCTTCAATTAAAGGAAAGCAAATTACAGAATTAAATACTAACTCAAGTTATTATCCAAATTCCATTTTTACTTGGGACTCTCCTAATAGAATAAAAGTTTCAATATTACCAAATCACAATCTTTCTAATCTTGATTATGTTACAATATCCGGTTTTTCAACAAATCTTTCATCTTTAAATGGGACACATAAGATTTCAGTTCCCTCCTATACAAATGGAAGATGTTTATCTACAATAACGTCATCCGGAATTACAACAGAAATTTATGTTGCACCAATTCCGGAGCAAATATCAGTTGGTAGTAGTATTGGTATTGGAACAGAAACCTTAAAAGTTCTGGGTATATTCAGAAATGAAAACATTTTAAGAATTGAAAGAGGATCAGTAGGTACATTGCATACGATAGGTACAGCAGTTTCTTTCTTACCGGACTCTTTTACTATTTCCAAATCTGTAGATAAATTTGAATCTAAAATAAACAATAAAGTATTCTTCAATCCAAGAGAATCTGTCGGTGTTTCTACAATTGATGGTGTTGGATATAGTACATCATTTGTTTTTGGTAATATTTCTAATGTAACTAGAAGTATTCCATCTAAAGGAATTTATATTGATAATCATCCATTTAAAACCAATCAATCTATTACTTATGTTGTTGGGACTGGAACAACTTTAATAGTTTCTACTGATGGATTGGTCGCATCACAAGTTTTTATTGATACATTTCCAAATCTCTTTGTCGTTAACAAAAACCCAAATCTTATTGGATTAAAAACTTCTATAAATGGAGAAGAATTATATTTCCATTCTAATGGGGACGACAATGATCAATATTCACTTGAGTCAAATTATACCCAAATATCTGGAGATGTTGAAAAACATCAAGTAACGGTTTCTGTCTCTACGGCACATAGTCTTCAAAATGGAGATTCTATATCTTTAAATGTAAAACCAAATCTTTCAGTAGGAATTGGCACTTCAACTGCTGTTAGAGTACTTTATAAGTCTGAAATTGATGCGGTTGTTGTAAATCCAATTGGATTCAATTCCACTGGTATTAGTACAACTACAAATGAAATTACAATCACAAATCATGGTTTAGAGACTGGTGATAAAGTTCTTTATGAAGATAGTGGATATGAGGAATACTTTGTATATAAAGTTAATGATAACAAATTTAAACTTTGTGAAACATATCTTGATTCTCAAAAAAATCCCCCAAATACTATAGGATTTGCTTCTACTGGTGGTTCTTCCCAAACATTATCGTTGATAAATCCAAGATTGAGACCAATTGAGAATAATGATTTAAAATTTGATTTAACAGACTCTTCTTTATCTGGTTATAATCTTAAGATCTATACAGATTCTAAATTTGAGCATCAATTTATTTCTACAGGAGAATCTTCAGTATTTAATGTTTCTGGAGTGGGAACAGTTGGAGTTTCTTCAGATGCGTCACTAACAATCAATTATGATTCTAAGATTCCTCAAAATTTATATTATACATTAGAAAAAAATGGAACTTTAATTAACTCCGATATTGATGTAGTAAATTGTTCTTCTATAAAATTTGTTAATAGTGATTATAATGGATCATATGTGATTAGTGGAATAGGAACAACAACATTCAATATAAATTTAACCAAAAAACCAGAAAGAGTTTCTTATGGGTCAACAGAATGTGATTTATTAGAATACTCAACAACATCAACTTTATCTTCCGGTTCTGTAAATTCTTTGAATATTTTATCTTCAGGTTCTGGATATAAGAGATTGCCAACTTTAAAGTCTACAAACTCAACTTCTGGATCTGACTTAATTGTAAATGTCAAGTCAAATAAAATTGGTTCGACAAAAGAAACTAAAGTTATTAGTAATAAATTTACTTACTCGTCAGATAAAACTCTTAGACCTAAAGCTAATATATCTCCAAAGATTACACTAAAAAACACAAATACTATTGATCAGATATCACTTATTAGTGGAGGAAGTGGATATACATCATCACCAAATTCTGTAATTGTAAATTCTACCGATAGAAGTGTTATTAATTCTGGACTAATAAACTTTAGTGTATCTGAAAATGCCATAAATTCTGCAGAAATTGTAGTGCCACCTAAGGGTCTTCCTGATGAAACTGTAGAATTATTTACAATCAATAATAGTAATGGCATTTCTATTGAAAAAGTAGAATCTTCAAATTCTGGCATTTTTACTTGCTACATATCTACTCCAGTTACTGGAACAGGAACCACTTTTAGGGTTGTTCCATTTAAAGTTAATGATTTGGTCTTTATTGAAGGAATACAGAAATATAGTTCTGATGGAGATGGGTTCAATTCTTCAGATTATGGATATAAGTTTTTTACTGTATATAATTATGATTCAACATCATCAATTAATGATAAAGTAACAATAAACATTAGTGGTCTTACCACAAATACTGGCATCGCAAAAACGATTCAAGATTTTAGTGGAACTATTATTAATAAAACCGATTATCCTGTTTTTGAAATATCCCAAAAAATATCAGAATTTTTAATCGGAGAAACTCTATCTTCGAATGGAACAGTCAGAGATTTGAAAGTGTCGGCAAGTGATGAAAATACTTTAAAAGTTTCTGGTCAATATGATTTATCGGTCGGTGAAGTTATTGTTGGAAATCAATCCGGAAATATTGCTACAGTAAACACAATCGATGAAGTTTCAGGATTTTTTAATGTAGGATATTCCAATCTGAAAAATATTGGTTGGGATAATGAAACTGGTAAGTTGAGCGAAGACTACCAAGTTACTCCAAATAATGATTATTACCAAAATCTTTCATATTCTGTAAAGAGTTCTATAACTTATAAAGACCAACAATCTCCAGTCGAGAGTTTAGTTCACACAAGTGGACTTAAGAACTTTGCAGATACTCAAGTATCTTCTAATGTCAATGCTGGTTTAGGAAAATCTAATGATGGATTCACAATTGTTTATGATGTAATTGATAAAAAGAGAGTAGACACTATTAATAACTTTGATAATGTTATTGATGTTGATGTAGTTGATTCAAAATCAAAGTTTATAAAACTTCAAAACAAAAGAATTGCAGATTATGTTGAACTAAAAAATATGAATGTTTTGAATATTGATGATATTAGTAATGAATTTTCCAATTCAGAATCTCAAAATACAGAATTTTTATCTATAGAAGAAGTAGATGATAAAACATATTACAATTACCTTTTTAGAGTAACTAGTGAAGATGGTAGTGAAATTCAATTGACTGATGTAACTATTCTTAGTGATGGAGTTGACACTGTTATTGTTGAAAATGAATCTATAGTTGGTCTTGGATCAACAAGTTTACATTTAGTTGGAGAACAATATGGTTCTTTTGATTTATATACTAATGAATTTGAAGAGACATTTTTAAGATTCTATCCAGTGGATCCATATGATACAAATTATAATGTAAAAGTCATTAGACAAGTATTTGACTCTGGGGTCGGAACAGAATCTGTTGGATTTGTCGATTTAATTGGAATTAAAACTACATCGGTTGGACTTGGAACCACAACTATAGTTTCTTTAGATTCCTCCAATTTTGAATCTTTATATGTAAATGCTTTAGTTTTAGATACAATTACTAAAGACACAAATTACATAAGATTGTATATAACACATGATGGCACAGATACATTCACTTCTGAATATTATATTGATGGATCTGCTCTGAGTTCATTCACTGGAAATCAAATAGGAACTTTCTATCCAAATTTAGATAGTGGAATTCTTTCTTTAACGCATGAAAATAATTCTCCAAATGCTATTGAAATACAAACCAATATTGTTGGATTTGGTACGACTTCGGTTGGAATAGGTACTTATAGAATTAAATCCTCAGGACAATCTGATGGACAAGAAAGAAGTATAATCTATAGTTCAAATTATACTTCCACGGTTTCAGCAGCTGCAACAACTATCGAATCTACAAATAAAAATCTTTTTAATGCATCAAAAACATTAGTTCAAGTAAGTGCAGGTTCAACAAAGGCACTTCATCAGATTATGACCGTACATGATGGCACTGATGTATACATTCAACAGTCTCCATTAATTTCGGTAGGAAGCACAGAAATTTTAGATAGTGCAGTAGGAATTGGAACTTTTGGGGGAGAAATAACTGGAAGTGATATGATTATTAAATTCTATCCAGACGCATCTCAAGTTGGTCAAATTGATATTGAAGTATTCAGTAAATTATTGTACACAGATTTAGATTCTGTAAATGATTATCCGGATTTAAATTATGGTTCAGTGACGGAAAGTATTGATGAAAAATTCTATAATGCAATTAATTTGGATAGAATTAATAAAAATAATTTCGTATTGAGAGAAAATAATATACCTATTTTCTCAAAAGAGTTCAATCCAAATTCAGTTTCTCTGGCAGCAACAACTGGCATATTTACAATTCCAAATCATTTCTTTGTAACTGGAGAAGAATTAATATATACTCCCAACTCAACATTTGTTGGAGTTGGAACTAGTGCAATAGTTACTCCTAGTGGAGAATTACCATCTACAGTATATGCAATTAAATTAACAGAAGATACATTTAAAGTTGCAACGACTGTTGGAGCAGCATATAGTGGTATTGGAACAACTTTTACCTCTCTTGGAGAAGGAAATGCACATAGATTTACTATGGCAGAAAGAAATTCTAAATGTATCATTACTATTGATGAATTGGTTCAATATCCTTTAGCATTTACTGGAATAGCACATAGTTTATCTGGAAATGTTGGAGGTTCACTAGGAATTAGTACCACTATTGTTTCTTTAACAGGAATTTCTAGCATCAATCCAAAAGATATATTATTGATTGATAATGAATATATGGGAGTGACTAATGTTGGATTAGGAACAACTAATGTTGGCCCAATTACAAACAGTGGATCTCTAAAATTGGTAGAAGTTGATAGAGGATTTGTTGGTTCTTCTGCATCAACACATTCCGATTTATCTGCAGTAACAATCTATAAAGGATCGTTTAATATTGTAGACGATGCAATTTATTTTACCGAATCTCCAAGAGGAAATCCACAAATTGACAAAACCAAAAATAATTTAGATTTCGAAACTTCATCATTCAGTGGTAGAGTATTCTTAAAATCTAATTATGATAATAATAAAGTTTATGATGATATATCGGATGAATTTACTGGAATTGGAAGAACTTTCACCTTAAAAGTTGGTGGTGCCAATACAACTGGAATTGGAACAGAGGGTTCAAATGGTCTTATTTTCATCAACAGCATTTATCAATCACCAAAAACTCAAAATAATCCATCCGCATTTAATTATGAAATTTTAGAAGATTCTGTTGCAGGAATAACAACTGCAGAATTTTCTGGAATTACTAATCCAGATGATCCACTTCAATATATAATCTCCGATTATGATACAAATCAAAATGAAACTCCTAGAGGTGGAATTATAGTTTCTTATGGATCTACTCCAGGACTTGGTTTTGCTCCACTTGTAGGTGCTTCTGTAACTGCTGTTGTGGGTGCTGGAGGATCTATCGTATCGGTTGGACTGGGAACAACTGATAATCTCGGTTCTGGATATAATGGATTAGTTTCTATTGGAGTAACCGTCTTTGAAGAAGGACATATTGGAGATCTTGCATCAATAACAGCAAATGTTGGTGCTGGGGGAACACTTTCTTTCAATATTGGTACTGGTGGAACCGGATATAACAATCCACAAATATTTGTATCTGATCCATCGTATGATAATCTTCCTATTACAGGAGTTTATAGAGAGGGAATTGGTTCAACTACCGATACTGGAATTGGATTATTAATGGATATTAAAGTTGGAGGATCTTCAACTACTGGAATAGGGTCTACTTATTTTGAAGTTACTGAATTCAAGTTCTCAAGACCTGGATACAAGTTTAGAAGAGGTGATGTATTTAAACCTGTAGGATTAGTTACAGATGTTTCTTTAGCATTCCCATTATCCGATTTTACAGTCACTGTAGTCGATACATACTCTGATAATTTTGCATCTTGGACATTTGGAGAGTTGGATTACATCGATTCAATAAAACAATTCCAAGATGGATCAAGAGTTAGATTCCCACTTCTTTATAATGGAGAACTTCTCAGTATTGAGGCTGAAGATGGTTCTCCTGTAGATCAAAATATTAATAATATTCTTGTAATTTTTATAAATGGTGTTTTACAAAAACCAGTAACAAATTACATTTTTGAGGGTGGAACATCATTCATCTTTACAAAAGCACCGTTACCTGAAGATGAAGTTGAAATTTATTTTTACAGAGGAGTTAAAGGAGTTGACTCTAATCAGGTAGATATAAAAGAAACTCTCAAAACTGGAGATATTGTTCAGGTTATAAGTAACAATTCATATCCAAGTACAATAACACAAGATGAGAGAACGATTTATAACTTATCATTCTCTGATAAATTTGAAACTGATCGATATTTTGGACTTGGAATTGATGAAATAAATTATAGACCACTTTCTTGGACTAAACAAAAAGCAGATAGAAAAATTAATGGAGAATTTGTAAGTAAATCGAGAGATATATTAGAATCTCTAGTCTTCCCAACGGCAAGAATTATTAAAGACGTATCTACATCTGATACTGAAGTGTTTATTGAAAACTCTGAACTGTTTAGTTATGAAACAGATAATGGATATACTGATAACTCCACACCATGCGATGGATTAATTATTGAAAATACAAATCCAATTACTGCTACATT